TGGCCCCGTTGCTGCTGGTCCAGTTGGACCCGTTGGACCTGTTCCTATTGGTCCTGTTGGCCCGGTTGGCCCTGTTGCTGCTGGTCCAGTTGGACCCGTTGGTCCTGTTGGCCCCGTTCCAACTTGTCCCAAAGGACCTGTTGGACCAGCCGGTCCTGTTTCACCTATATATTTTTGAATTATGATTGGCGGCTCTTGTATATTAACTAAATTAGGTGCACCATTACAATTATTACTTTTATTATGCAATGCCCAATATTTTCTATTTGATGTTACATCGCTTGATGACATTATATAATAATAAAATATATTATATTATGTACCTTTTCATTGTATGATTTATAAATCATACATTAATGTAAAACTTAAACAAAACGAATAATCGCAAAAATTCATATTTATTACTCTCCCATAATCATCAAATAATTGAATATGCAATCGTTGTATATCTACTGGACCGAAATATTTTCTAGGTTCCGTCACTACTGCAAATTCTTTGTTTATAATCGTGTTTTCATATCCTTTGCCCACATTTGATATTCTTGCTAAAATATTGGGTTTTATTTCGTTTTTTGCAAAGGCTGTTGTGAATGTTTCATTCATGCTTTTATTGAAATCGTCCACTGCCAAATATAAATATTTGATCGTATTTGGTTCTATCGGTTTTTCACTTATATACAAATTACTTCCGCAATATTTAGCATGTATAAAACCTAAAATCCATCCTAATTTCTGCGATAAATGAATAACATCATTATTCCCTTTTGTATCTGTCTCAAAATTCAAAATGATTTCTATTATATGATGATCATGATGTTCGTGCAATGGTTCAATAATTACCTTTCCATCTCCATTTCCATCACGATTTTCTTTGTCTGTTGTCATAGAAAATTTAATATTCGCAGTGGCATCTTCATGTACAATCGGTGACCATAAAATATGATTAATTTTATTTATCAATTCTTCGCTCGTATAATTCCCATTGGGAATAACGATTGTTCTCACTGTTTCATACATTTCGCTTTCTCTCATTTGAATAACTTGTATTGTGAAATAATTATTACCATATTCCGAACATATGCTATAGAAATTCTTGGGCAGTTCTATCGCCGTCATTTTTAGAGACACCACTTTGTTTAGCCTCATTGGTAATGTTATCATAAAATCACTACTCGATGTTGCATGATATCTGTCTCTAAATCTAGTATCTACCGTTATATTTTTTGTGATGGTTCTCGTATTTAGCGGATTTATGGTTCCTTGATAAAACTCCGACAGTTGCACATTTAAATAATTTGTGGTTGGTCTTTCTATTATATTCGGGATTCTGGATGTCGGCAATTCTTGCGATTTCGGTACATTACTTTTGTCTATTATTGCGTTTTTTTGAATAGTTGTCGGCAGATTTTCTTTTTTTATTGGGAATTTTGACTGCAAGATTCTATCTTTTGCTTCCTTTAGAAATATTATTAAATCTCTTTTGAATTTTTTGTTTACATGACCAGATGAGAGCAATTGTTCTCGTATTTCATATTCTTTTTGTTCAACATCTGCTTCTGTATATTTATTTTTTAATTTGAAAAACTTTTCTAAATCTGTCATGCTATAATTATCAATTTCCAAATCCATTTGATCCATCTTTATATATTTGCATTTTGTTTTTTCTTGGTTTTTTTCTTATAGAATATTATATGCCATATTCTATAAGAAAAGTTCCCGGAAAACCCTGTTATAGTATCAAAAATAAATATACAAAGCGCGTTTTTTCTAAATGTACCACGAAAGAAAATGCAAAAAAACAATTACGCTTGTTACGAGCCATAGAATTCAATAAATCTTTCAAATTATTACCGAAAGGTCAACGAGGTAATAAAACGAAAAAGCGCAGAAGCGGCAACAACAGATCATAAACGAATATTTTCTATTATTCTTTTGATGATTTTTTTCTTGCAGTTTTCTTCGGTTGCTTCCGCGATCTTGCACATGACATTTGCTTTTTCATCCATATTGGGTTCTTCCATTTCTTGGTAATAATTCACCATTTTCTTGCACTGCAATTGCGAAAGCCGCGAGAACGCCTTGTCCAAATTGGTTGATTCGCCAGCCGGCGTTTCTTTCTTCCAGCCTTCTTGGTCTTTTACATGCATGACTTCGCGTTTCACATCTGTGCAATGAATGGGCCGTTTATATAAATCATAATTAACGAGCGCTTTGTTCAATAATCTGGAAACGGATTCTATATAACCATGGTCTTTCAAACACATCAAATCTTCGTCTTCTATAACGAGTTCGTTAATAAAATCTTTCAGCGTAATCGCGTCTTTACATTCTGTATTCAAAAACACATTTATATTGGTGATTTTCTTGTTCTTTGAATTGTCGGTTGAAGTATAATTATTATTATTTGAATTGGTCATAGTATTTTGAATGACGTTTTTTTCCAGTAATGATTTTTGCAGCCTATCTTTTTCTTCTTGCAGTTTGATATTTTGCTCCATTAACTGCGTTTTTTCATGAATCACATTTTGTATCAATTGCTCATGCTGTTTCATTATAAAATTGCAAAGAATCGTATTCATCATTTGCGCTTGCGATTTCTCTCTCAATTGTTTTGGAATGTGTCCTGTTTCCCATACTTGTTCTTTCTTACTGATTTCATTGCGCAATTCCAGCGGATTTTTGTCAGTATGAAAAATTTTGTTATACTTTATTTTTTTTTGGACCGCGGATTCTGTCCTCGTTTCTTTAAAGTATATAAAACCATATAAAGAATGGTTTTCAATACCTATGATATGGTAGTTGCATTTTATTTTTTTCAAATTTTCATATATTTCGCTTGAAAAATTTTCATATACATATGTAAATTTTCTGTTACGAATACTCATTTACTAAAATTATATATTTATTCTTTATATTATATTTCTAAAATTACCCAATGTCCAAAACTTTGGGTAATTTTATTTCACTGGTCTTGATAAAAAATCGTTTGCATTTATCATTACAAAAATAATGGAAAATATGAAATTACCCAAATTACCCAAAACTGTGGGTAATTTTCTTGGGTAAAAATGTCCAGACATTTTTATGCAGCGATTCTTATGCTTTGCCACTTTTTGAAAAAAATCGGTTTGTTACTGAGCCAGTAAGGATGACATCGTTCCCAACTTTTCCTTCAGGTATTGAAAAATGGACAATCTCGAGCTTGTCCATTTTTGAAAACCAATTTACTTTTTTGGATTTTGGAAAAACATGGACTTTTTGAAACTATTTTTATAGTGTTATTTAATTGTATAGTTCAATTATTTCATAATGGTTTATCATATATGTTTTTATTAGAATATATTAAAAATGACTGCATGTATTCATTATGAAATATTGGAATACAAACAATGATGACAATTTATTTAGGAAAATACACTATTGGCTATTGTATTACCATTAAATATAGTATTTTTTGTAATGATATTGGCGTAATATATAGGTTTTGGATCATTATAAAAGGTTATTTTTTGATACAGATAAAAATATCATGATAGTATATATTTATGTCTTTAAGTGAAGTGAGTACATATGCAGGTATATTAAAACAAATAAAAACTACATTAACAGAAGCGCCTTCCACAGACGCTACAGCCGTAGCAGAGGATTTTTTTGTATATATATTATCAAAATCCACTAGTGATACGCAATTATATGCATTTGCTGCTAATAAAACAGATACAAACGGTACAGTAACTACAATAACAAAAAATAACGGGGAAGATAATATTCCCGAATCACTAGCAGATAAAATCACTGACACATTAAAAACCGCATATAACAATATCGCAGGTGGCGCCCGTAAATCTAGAAGAGGCGGAAAAACAAAGAAAAATATCAAACGAAGAAAATAAATACATATAAACACAATTCCATAAATATGACAATGAATCCTTGTCATATTTGCAATATAGATCCAACATCACACTCGTTCCAAATCATTCCCTCCAATAATCCAAATATCCATTTGTTTTACAGTTGTCCGGCAAAAGCAACGAAATATTTTGAACCACAAGGAGTAATCGATCATTTCAAAAAGCATTTAGACCAAAACAATAATCATCCGTGGGCGTATATATTAGACTGTCATGGATTTACATTACAACATGCATCGCAAATAAATACATCTGCGTCCTTGGTGAATATGATAAAAAATACATACGGAAAATCTTTGAAAAAAGTATGGATTATTAATCATACATGGACAATAAAAGTAGTATTCAACGCGATATGGACTATTTTAACAGACGATTTGAAAAAATTAATAGAATTAAGTGATAAAACGGTGGAAGAAATACAAGGCATGAATGTTTTGCGATCGTTTTATTATATTCATTCAAACATTATAATATAATTATTATATAAATGGCTACACCACCACAGCAAAATTTTGCTGCAATTGAATTTATATTGCATGATGATAATAATAATAATACAAAAATAATTTATTATAACGGTAACCACTATGTGTTAGAAAAACCAGAACATACAACGGAAACAATATTGACTGGAAAGAGTAAGGAGGATGAAACTAAAGTATCTACATTGTTTGCAAAAATATTGCAAAGTATAGAAAAAAACAAATATTATAAAATAGCATTGTATATTGATAATAATAATAATAATAATAATGAAACAATAAAAATTTTTTATAAAAATAACATAGCGGAAGTACCAAATTTTACAGGCGAAGACTATACAAAAGTCATTTTGGATGGAACAGATAATGAAAGAGGCAATGTATCTACAATGTTTGCGAAAATATTGCCAAACAATATACAAGTTAATTATAATGCCATAACCGAAAAGTATGCAATTGAACAGTCTAAAAATATAAAAGATGAAGCTAAAGTTTCTACAAATTATTTTACACCAACAGATTATAACATTACTAAACAGTATATTCAAAATAACATTTTACTTCCTGATGATAAAATTCCCCATTTCAATAAACATGTTCTTACGGAATTAGTAAAAGTATTAAATAACTATTTAACTACAACTGCTGTAAGACGATCTTCACAAATATATACTAACAAATTTTTAAAAGCATTTGATTTGGAGAAAAAAAACTGGTATAATTCTAAAAAAAACCAGGCAAATATATTAATTACTAAAATAGCAAATGCAAAAACTAACGACAATACAGTTATTTCGGGAAACACTACCACATTTGAAATAACAGATAGAAATTTGATTTGGGAAATATTTACTGACAACTTTTTAATGAATTACGCTACTTCATTACTACAATGGGCACAAGATGTAGCTACTTTGGATACCGGAAACCAAATTTGGCGTCCTATACAACGGACGAATGATACATGGACAAAAGGCGGCTCAACTACTGTAACAAAGAAAAATTGCAAATATTCTACTCATGCACTTCGCAGTACAAATAATACCACAAAAAAAAGTAAAAAAATATAATCCAAATATATAATGGCACCTTGTTCTATAACATGTATATTTTCAGCCGTATTTATAATTTCTATGATTTTTATGACAAACTCCATGTCAACAAGCAGCACGATCAAGTCTTATGAAAAAGAGCTGCCGCCGAATCTTCAAGAAATTTATAAACAAATAAGAAACGAGCGCATGCGGATATTTTATACGGGGTACATTCTTGGATTTATTTTAGCCGTTTTTATTATTGTTTATAATATTCAATTCAATAAAAAACGCATGAGTTGGCCTGCAATTGTTTGTTTGACAGTATTTGTATCGTTCATAACGAACTATTTTTATTATATTTTGACACCAAAAACCAAATGGATGCTGGATAATGTAGAGAATCAAAACCAAACAAAAGCATGGTTACAAATGTATAAGAGTATGCAAACTTATTATCATGGTGGACTTGCGTTTGGTATTATTGCTATTGGCTTGATGGCATTTGCATTTAGATGTTGAAAGCATGATATAATGATGTCATTTATCAAAAATAATATACTTTCTATATATTATTTTTCTTATTCATGCAAAATTTATTTATTGCTATAACGAGGCTTTTTAGATCGCTTGGTTCGGTTACTGTAAATATATCCACCAGTCATTTGTTGTGCTCCAACTTGCGACCTATTTCCAAAGAAATATTTGAAAACCATATAGATAAGATAAAGAATAAGCAATAAAAAACCAATCATAATAATAATATTCACAATCTTGGAAAGTGTGCAAAATGCAGAAGTATCTTCTGCTTTACATTGGATTGTTGTACCAAACATTCCAAAAATTCCCGATCCCATGATACCACCATTTCCCATAGATACAGGTGCTGCTGGTGCAGCAGGAGCAGATTTACCACCTTTTGTCATTATATATAAAGACAACAAAAAAATATAGAATATAATTAACACGATTTCTAAATGAACGCGGTAAGCGCAGAACAACAATATATAATAACAAATGTGGAACAAGGTAAAAATGTACAAGTAGATGCGTGTGCTGGTTCGGGGAAATCAACCACTATTTTATCCACTGCAAAAGCAATGCCCTATAAAAAATTCTTGTTGATTACATATAATAAATCATTGCGAAAAGAGATCAAAGAAAAGGTAGATGAACTGGCTTTAAACAATATTGTTGTACATACTTATCATAGTTTAGCTGTTGCAGTATATAATCCGGATGCACATGTAGATAAAGTAATGCGACTATTAATTGCAAATAACGATCCGCCAAAATTAATTCAAACAGGGTATGATATAATCGTACTAGATGAAGTACAAGATATGACATTTTTGTATTACAGATTGGTTCTCAAATATATCAGGGATATTGGTTCTCCTGTTCAATTGATGGTTCTCGGCGATTATATGCAAGGACTCTATGAATTCAAGGGGGCAGATATTCGTTTTTTGACATTTGCTACTGAAATATGGAGCCGATTTCCTTTGTTAAAAACGCAAGAATTCGCAAAATGTAAATTGAAAACATCCTATAGGATAACCAACCAGATGGCGGATTTTGTCAACGAAGTTATGTTGCCAGAGAAAAGATTATATGCGTGCCGAGATGGAGAACCGGTTTGTTATATTCGGCGCAAAATCCACGAATTACAGAAAATAGTAGTGAATACCATAAAAGAATTATTGCAGAATCATAATGTAAAACCGAGTGATATTTTTGTATTGGGCGGTTCAGTAAAAGGACCAAACAGCAATATACGAAAAATAGAGAACGCTCTTGTGGAAGCGGGTATTCCTTGTCATGTTCCCATGATGGAAAATTCGGAGAATATAGATGAAGAAGTAATAAAAGGGAAAGTCGTATTTTCATCGTATCATACTTCAAAAGGGCGACAAAGACCTTATGTATTTGTGGTAGGGTTTGACCATTCTTATTTCAAAATTATTGCAAGGACATTGGATCCAACAAGATGTCCAAATACTTTATATGTGGCTACAACACGAGCATCAAAAAGGATGTATTTACTGGAAACAGATGGGTATCCAAGCGATAGACCGTTGAAATTTTTGAAACAGACGCATATGGAAATGAAGACGAAATCGTATATTGATTTTCGCGGAATCCCACAGACATTGTTTGAGGATGATCCGGTAAAAACGCCTAAAAAAAACGAGATTTTTATCAATAGAACAACGCCGACAGATATGACAAAATTCCTGTCTGATTCTGTACTGGAAGAAATAACACCAATACTTGACGAGATATTTATACCTATTTCACAGAAACAAGACGAAATCTTGTTACCTTCGGTTTGGAGAACCAAATCGGGGTTTTATGAAGATGTGAGTGATTTGAATGGCATTGCAATCCCTGCATTGTTGTATGATTATATAAGATCACTATATGATACAGAAACGGAAACGAGCGTTTTATATGATATGATAAAGGAGACAATGGCAAATACGAAACCGAACAAACATTTGTATTTGAAAGCGATTGTTGCGAATTTAGATCCGGTATGTGCATCCATAGAGGATTATTTATATATGGCGAATGTGTTTGAGGCGACACAAGAAAAATTGTATTTTAAATTGAACCAAATTCAATGTGATGAATATGTATGGTTAACACCAGAGGTTCTCAAAAAATGTAAAAAAAGATTATTAGAAGTATTGGAAAAGGAAATCATGATGGGAGAACCTGAAATGGAAAGGACGATTATAGACTGTTTGGATGAAGAAGGGAACCGACGATTACATGAGTGTTTGGCGCCTTATTTTCCTGCAAACCAACAGTTTCAATTTACTGCGCGCGTTGATTTGATAACAGAAGAGACATTGTGGGAATTGAAATGTACGAGCGAAATAACGGCAGAACATATGATACAAACGGTTGTATATGCATGGATAATGAGAACGAATGATCCAATGTTCTCAAAAAAAGTAAAAATATTGAATATACGAACAGGGCAAATATTTGAGCTAGTTGCAGAAAAAGAGAAACTAGACAAAATCATGGTGGCAATTTTAAAGGGAAAATATGGTGAACAGTCACCATTTACAGATGCTGATTTTTTGAAAGAATGTCATAAATATATTTGAATAGATTCTATTGCCATATGTACTTGGTTTGTGTTGTTTGCACGCATTTACAAATGTCCAGTAATTATATATATTTTGTAAAATAATTTATAAAATATATGATATTAGTTACTAATCAATGAGTGATTATACGAATTATCCGGTTACTGGTTTTGTTTATAAATCAGTTTATAATTTGTTAGATGCTAATCCGCATTTAATGAACGAACCAAATAAAGAAAAGAATGCATTGATTTATATTGTCAATTGGCCCTATGGGTTTGGATCGGCATTGATTGTGTATTTACAGAATATTATTTTTTTGCGTACCATTAATGAAGATATTGTTGCACTACCTCATTATAGTAAGAATACGGAAAATTTCAAATACCACGATGAAAGTACTGCGAATTCTTTTTTTCATTATTTCAATTATAAACAAACTGTTGATGTAACAAAAAAGAAAATATATTTTTGCAATGCAATGGTTCTTGACGATTTTCCAAAATTTACTTTCACCATACCTATTCAGAATACAGTGATGAATAAGCAAATTGTGAATGTATTTACGAATACATTTTCATTTAAATTGAACGATAAAGTAAAAAAATATATGGATTTTATTAGACAAACAGGTAAAGAACTTATTGGTATACACATAAGGTCATTACATCAAAAAAGATGTGAAAATCCAGTCTATATGAATATATCTTTTGAAACACGGTTATCAAAATTAAAAAATATAATCATGCAAAAACATAAAAATGCAGTATTATTTATAGCAACAGATGTAGAAATATATTTATATAAAATGAAAGAATTGTTTGGGAAGGTAGAATATTTTAATTATATTGAAAGAATATATAATGAGCAAGATTCTATTCCCCAATTGGATAAATACAAAGGTCATAAATTAGGCCGCGATATAATTGATGATTGTTATGCTTTGTCATTATGTGATAAAATATATATTTCAAATAGTAATATACCATTTATGGTAACATTGATGAATAAGGATATTTGTATGGAAGAGTATTAACCCTTTTTCTTTATACCTTTGGGTGGGTTTCTTTGAATGTGCAATGGTGCAACAAGTTGCAGAGGGTAAACAAAAACAGTTTTTCGCAAAATATATAAACATAAAAATGTAATAATATCATTATTATGTTTTGCAATTCATTCACAACCATGAAGATGTTGCGAAGTTCTCAAAAATACATTGACATTTATAAAAATATAAATCCTATTTTAACGGATGTTTCATTAAGTGATGGTTGGAAGATCAAAATGCCGAAAGATTTTTCATTTATGAAAATGAGAGATTTGTTTCATGAAATAATGTATGTAGAAAAACCTAACAAAATAGATGTGGGTCCATTTATAGGGAAAAGCGTTTTACCAGTCATGGGTGATAATCAACAGCTCTTTCATTATGCAGGTTCTTTCAAAAATGTGTATAATGATAGCAAGCTGCCAATATATTCCGGAACACTAGATATCGGCGTTTTAGTGCCATCCTATGATGGATTAGAAGAAGCACTGAAACATAATGTACACCACATGTCATTTTTGTCGTCATGTTCAAATGGTTATCAAAAACAGTTTTTTAAGAAATCCATAGAGGAAACGAAAGACGATTTGGATGATATTTTTGCGGTTCTCAAAAAACCGGAGAACCAGCATATCACAAAAAAGTTGTATATTTCATGTGTAGATGAATGTCCTATATCCGGTAGAATAGATAATGATTTAATTTTGCATGAGATTTTTAGATATAATACAAAATATGATTTGGATGAAATTTGTTTGGTGGATACTTGCGGCAGTTTAAAGTTTGATAATTATAAATATATTGTAGATACGCTTATTTATTTTGGCATTTCAAGAACAAAACTTGCTATTAAACTGCATGTAGATACAAGTAATAAATATGAGATGGCACAAATAGTTAGATATTCTTTACAAAACAAAATAACTAGATTTGATGTATCTGTTTTATTACAAGCAGAAAATTGTCCAATCACTGGACAACGACGAAAACCGATCATGTGTTATGATTTTTTTTATGGTTGTTTGAAAAATGAGATTATTTCACAGTATGAAAGGGAACTATAAATATATGCAAAATCGCATTCAAAATACATATTATGATGATGTAAAATTGAAATACTTTTTTTTAGAAAAAAAATATACATAATACAAAAGAGAACATATAAGAATGCAAACAAGAAGTCAAACAAAATATACACAAGCGGGAATCTATAGCGTTGATATTGATTTTGATGATGCATCTCAAGCATGGAAATCAAATAAAGTATCCAAGGGAAATGGAACATATGGGTATAGATGTATGGCAATGAAACGGGATGGATGTCAATGCACTCAAATCGTATATGGACAAAAGGATTATTGTAGCCGACATTGCAAAAAATAACTGTAAATATAAAAGAAACAATAAAATAAAAACAATATAAAAAAAGGTGGGTATACATATTGGTCCGAACTTAGCTCAGTTGGTAGAGCATTTGACTGTAGTAGTAATACCTATGGTAATAACCTGTGGTAATCAAAATGTCGTTGGTTCGATTCCGACAGTTCGGATTATGAATAATATTTTATCATATATAATATTATTTTTTTTATTACATCTATTTTGCGTTTATTCTTATCCATATGCTTCGCGCATTTCACTATATGTCATTTTACGACTTGCTTTTTTCTCAAATTCAGTAGCACCATCTTTCACAATTTGCAAGAGGGAATCACCATAATTTTGCAGAGTGGTTTCATTACTGCCCATTTGAACATTCAAATTTTTTAGTTTATTGTATCCATCTTGTTCCAATTGACTGATGATTTCATCGATTGGATCTTTATTTTTTGTTTCATTATTTACGATCATACTAGATTCAATATCTATTTCGTTTTTATTAGAATCTGGCTTGTTTTCATTTGTAAATTTCGTAATTATCACTCCCATCATATAGTATTCAATATATAATTACCATATCATGCATATTTTATGTTCAATTTTATGCATATATACATATATTACTCACCTACCCTTAGTTCAAACACATTTTCATATTTAGATTTCATGAGTTCAATTAGTTCTTCAGCACGAATCATTTTTTTTTCTTTTAATAATTCAGCGGATTCTTCAATCAAATCTTTCGCATGACGAATAATAAACTCAGCATATCCATATGCATCTTCAATGAGTCTTATGATTTCATTATCAATCATTTCTCTATATTTTTCGCTTCCATTAGGGTAAATAATAAGTTCTCCCATTCCATAATAAACAACCATTTTATTTGCTAATTTAAAGGCCTCTTCAAAATCATTAATCGCACCTGTAGTTACAGAAATCCCATAAAAAACTTCTTCTGCAATGCGTCCAGCAAGAAGAATCATAAGATGTTCAAATAATGCTTCTCTTGTATAAATATTTGTATTGGAATTCTCAAACACAGTATATCCAGGTGATTTTGGGGCAGATAGATTAATAATGACCTTTGTGACATTAGAATGATGTTTACATAACATCCCAACAATTGCATGACCCATTTCATGAATGGCAATATGATCAATAATATTATTAGTAAAAGCATGTTCAGTAGGTTGCCAACCTACAAGAATTTTATTGAGAACAACATCAAGATCTTCTTTCAAAAAGACTTCACGATTTTCACGAAGTGCGTTCAACATAGCTTCATTAAGAAGGTTTTCAATTTGGGCGCCGGAAAAACCAGCAGTCATATCAACAAGATCATCATCTGCGATTTCGCTGGATCTAGGTTTTCCAACAGCATGAATTTTTATGATAGCTCTTCTTGTTTTCTCATCTGGGTTACCTATAAAAACCCGCTTATCAATACGACCCGGTCTTAGCAATGCGGTATCCAAAAGGTCTGCACGATTTGTTGCACCAATCACAAATACACCGGTACTGTTTTTGAATCCATCTAGAGAAATAAGAAGTTCATTCAATGTATTGTCTCTCTCTGCAGTCGCAGTTTCACCATCTTTACCTCTACTGCGACCAAGTGCATCAATCTCATCAAAGAAAATAATACAAGGGATATTTTTACTAGCTAATTTGAAAAGTTCTCGTATTTTTGCAGAACCGACACCGACATATTTTTCTTGGAATTCAGCACCGGAAACAGAAATAAAACTGCATTTGGCTTCACCTGCCAATGCCTTTGCCAATAATGTCTTTCCATTTCCAGGCGGTCCTTCAAAAATGAGCCCTTTTGGTACGCGAATATTGAATTTGGAATATTTTGTGTGATTTTTCAATAGATCCACGCACTGTGCAAGCTCAGATTTAATAGAATCATATCCGCCGATATCTTTGAAAGAAATGGGTGATTTTGTAATCACTTCAAAATTGTCGGATTTCTTTGTTTTTTGAGAACCTCCATAATTACGATAATTTGGATAATTATCTTGTTCGTCTTCATCATCATCATATTGTGTTTCAGGTGCATTAAAATTAAGTGATTTGAATCCGCTTAATAAATCTTTGTTTATAATAATACGGATACCAGGATTTTGTATAGATTCATTTTTATCATTATTAGAGATATGCGAATATATATCATCATTACCACTGATTTCGTTATTTTGTATAGTAATATTTTTGGAATTTAATCGTTTCAAATAAGTTTCATAATATTTTCTTGAAAATGGATAGTTATTTTGAGAACCTTTTAATAAAAAACGCGAAGGTTCTCTCATTTTGTTTATAAAAAAGGAATGACAAAGAGACATACAAATGGTAATATAATAAATGATTCGCATCCTGTTATATAATATATATAATATATATAATAATATTTATATACTATTTTTGAGAACATTTATCCATGTTCTCAAAAAACAAAAACAAATTGTAAAAAAGAAAGGAAAATAAAAATAGGAAAAATTATCCCAAAAAAGTTTCATGACTATACCCTAATTGTAATTGTGTATGAAATAACTGCGTTAATACTTCTCCACAATAATTCCTGAATTGTTCAGCATATTCTGGTATAAATGAGTCATAAATAGTATTTGCATGTAATACAATGTTTATAATATTTGAAGATGGCGGTATATCATGCTGCATAAAATTAAAATATAGAATATTGTAGTCAAGGTTCTCGTATTTTTCTTTAAGAAAGGTTTCCAATTCCAACATTTGAGAGAAGATAGAATGGTTGAATCCTTCTTCTCTGTATGTTGGATCGTATAAATAATCTTCGTTGATATAGACAAAATATTTTTTTTTGGATTCTTTCATGATATTTGAGAACCTTTCTATTCGTCGGTTATATTCTTCTATTCCAGATTCTTTGTCTGAATTAAAATGTGATAAAATAATAGCATACTTGTTTTCAAAGACATTGTTATGTACATCTGGAACAAACTCTTGAAAATCGTTTTGGAGAACCTCTTTTATTTTTTGAGGAAATAAAGGAATCGTCCAATCAAATGGTAAAGAAAAATTTCGCAAACTGGCATATTTGCAAACGAGTGCAGAGGAACATCTATGTCCAAAAGGAACTACATTATAATTACTATCTGGAATGATTTTCAAATCATTCGGATTATGTAAAAAAAACGAGAACATATAGTAATAAAAATAAACATATTTATATATTTTTATTTTCAAGATATTTACACCGATGAACATTTGCTTCGCTATAGGGGTGTATAATCTGGTCAAATATAACTACATATTTGCAGGAGCAGTAGCAAGCTTTTCATTATATTTTTGATACAAGTGTTGAAATGGTATTTTGAAATAATATTCTTCTAACAAATGTTTCTGTAAGGTTATCAAATATTCATAGTCATTTTTATTTTTTTCAAAAAATATGATTTTATCAACAACATCTTGTGGCGATTCAACATGGCATGCGTCTGGAACTAAATTATCATACATGATCAATTTCTTATTTATTAATACTAATATACCTGATGAAATCGCTTCTATTACCGCATTTCCGCGAATCTGTCGCCCATGTAGTTTGATGAAATATGAACAAGTAGATATAGTTTTCAAATTTTCCACGATATTTTGCTGATGCACATAAACAGGAATATTTGTCATTTGTGAAATATATTGGAATGAATCGGGAATGGTGACAACCGGACGCTCTGTCGTATTATTTATTTCCATAAAAATACCATGTCTATTCTTATTATTGGAAGGAAATAAATTTGCATATATTGTTTCAAGAGTAGTTGGACCCAAAAAAGTATACGGAAATCCAATAGAAAAATCTGTTTGTTTTTTATTTACATCTTGATTAAATAGTACATCATATTTACCTATTTTGTTTACCAACCAATTGTCTTCGTTTTCACTTGCATAATAACACCATAATGTGCGCGGATATTTTTCAATGATTCTATCTGGTATACATGCGTTTATAGTAATCACAATGGAATAATCATCCCATGCAATATCATCGGCTGCATGTGAAATTTCATCAATAGTAGTATGTTTATGGTAAGTATTATCTAAAAAAGGCAGATCCGGATATTTCAATTCCTTTTCATATTGCAAACTATTTTGTGTTTCTAAGGAAGTGACATAAGGATATATTTTACAAGGATGTTCATGACTATCTTTGATAATGATAAAATCTGTTTTTGCAAGTTCTGACAAACCAATCGGTGAACATCTTACTAATGATGATTTGAAAATATCTACAATATTATTTGTTATATTTGTAACCCATAAATCCTGATATATGGATGATTTCACAACTGCTATTTTACTGTTTGTATCAGTCATTGTATTTTATATTTGAGAACTTTTATATTTCTTTGGTTTTAATGAATTTATAGATAGGGTATCCATTTCCATCTGGATTTTTTGTCAAAAATTCAATAGGCAAATTATGCTTTTTAGCAAATTCATCAACTGCTTGTGTAGTACCTGGCCAACAAGATGCATAATCATCTCCCAATAACCATCCGCCAATCCTCAATTTTTTCCACCAAAAAGGCAAATCTTGCGAAACGGCTTCATAACTATGATCGGCATCTATAAATACAGCATCTAATGACCCATCTTCTATTTCATCATTAGTAACAGACAAACTTTCTTTGCGAAAAAGTGTGTATCTATTTGCATAAAAAGATAAATATTTTGTAATGTTTTTGAATAACAACTCAAAACCGCCGTATTTCATAATATCTTCTGCAAATACATCGTTCGGGTAAAATTTGATAGGATCAATCAAATAGAGTTTTTCAACATTTGTATTTGTCAAGATTTCGTTTGCATGAAACCCGTATCCAATGCCTATTTCAGCGCATTTTTTGAAACCGTTTTCTCGTATTACCTTTGAAAAAATCCCGTAATATAGACTCGCCCATCCTCCTGACCCGCCATTTTCTCCTCCATGGTCATAAAAATCAATAATTTTTTTATAATAATCATCCAAGAAGGTTGTTCTATTTATATACCATCTATTATATTCACTCATTTTTTGTTTTTTTTCGTGACCAATTAGCCAGTTGAAATGTATTAAATATGGTTTGATTGTGGATGCGTTTTTGAAATAATATCTACCATTGGGAAATAAATCAAGAGGCAGTTTTTTGTATTTCAATTTATCTTTTATTTCGTTAATGTAGACTTGATCATCCCATTCTTTTGTATTTTTATATTCTGCAGTTAATTCTGGATTGAATAATTTGATGGTATGTCTATTGGACTTGATAAACATAAATCCAGAACATAATAAATAATCCTCTTCATCGGTCATCGATTCACTTTGAATCAAAATATCATATCCGCCGATATGGTTCATTAAATAACTCATAAATTCGGGGTTTTCAAATGTAATATCGCCGTCGGTAATACATACATAATCATATTGTAATAAATTGTCATATATGATTTTGAATTTATTATATGTGATTCTTGACCAATTATCATGTCTGTATGTTTGGAAATTACTATTTTCTTCTTGATCAATGAGATGGCAATCGTATCCATTATTTTTCAAAGTATTGTATCCTTCCTTTCCTATACAATAACATTGTAATGGATAAGTGCAATTGATTTTTTCTAAACTGATCAAACAATTTTTAGTATAATCTACATATCCAGTGTTCGTTAATGTAATGAATGTTACAGAAGAATCCATATAGTATTCAATACTTCAATATTTTATATAGTTTTTTTGTTTATTGGTTTTCAATTTTCAATTTTCAATTTTAATCTTACGAATAATATAATCAGTTGTGTATGTAAATGTAAATACTTTTTTTATTTCTGCTACTCGCATTTGCATTTTTGGTATATCCACTTTATTTAATATTTCTTCTAATTCGTGTATTTTGCTAATATGAATAACAATACAAAAATCATACCAATTGATTTCATCCTCAAATGGTAAACAAATCTTATCTTCCCAAACATAGATGGGAATACTATTTACAGCGATTGCTTCATACAAACGAAATGAAGTATATCCAAACCCTCTTGGTGCAAGAGAGAAAATACTTCTGTTCAATGTATTTTTGTAGGTATCATAATCAACTGTTTCCCAAAACTGGAATTTGGGATTGTTTTGCAATGTATTTCTTATGTCCATTCTCAATGTATGAGTATCCATTCTACCCATAAAAGAACAATAAATATCTTTTTCCAAGTTCAAAAGAGGAATCTCAGGTAAACATAATAATGGGATATCATATGTTCCTTTATTTCCACAAAAAACGGTTCTAATAACATCATGATAATGAACCTTGCGCATACATTCATCTTTTTCTAAATCGCCATTTCCTATATTCAGTCCACCTCCACCGGCGGTAAACACCATAATATCAATATCGTAGTTTTGTACATATATACCAGCATCAAATTGAACAATCGTAAAATATTTTTTTGACTTGTCTAACGAGTGAATCCAATTAGAAAGTTCTCCTGATTTATCTGCAAAATCATGTAAAATATAATATGATGTCCAAAAAATAGGTAAATAAATATATTCTGTGTGGATACTTGAGCAGTCTCTATTTTTAAAATGGTCGTAAATGATTTCTTCAATGTTTTTTTTATAGTATTCGGGTTGAAATTGCGACGGAACAGTATAAATTTGCATTATTGATTATTATAAAAAATATTTAAATATTTTTGAGTAAGATAATAAAATGGAATATTCATTTCATGTATTATTGTCAACAATGGGAAAAGAATCTCTTTTTGACATGTTGGTTCTCTTAAAAAAGCAATTAAAAGAGAAGGATTATTTAACGATTGTATTTGACGGTCCTGATTTACCAAATGTGGCAGAAGTTGGTATATTTACAAAGAATTTCAAATGTCATGTAAATATTATTGTAGAACCAGTGAATTTGGGATTTTGGGGGCATGCAATAAGAAATAAACACAAGAATTTATCAGGTGATTTTGTGTGGCATATTGATGATGATGACACCATTCCAGCAGATAGTATGGACATTATTCGTGAACATTGTCTTGATACATCAAAGATGTATGTTTTTATGATGGACAATAAAGGAGATATTTTGTGGAAAACACATAGTATTACTTTTTGTCAGATAAGCACACAGATGGGGGTTATACCAACACAAGTAAATGATATCTCCACATTTGAGTATTATTATGGTGGGGATTATAATTTTTATAAAAAAATAGAGGGTGCAGGTGTACCAATAGAGTATATTGACAAGGTGATTTATAGACATAGTTAAAAATTTGGTATTTGAAAAAGTATAAACTTATTTATTTTGTTTTTATAGAAATTTTATTTTCTGTTGTTTTTGTTCTACAATGTTTCATATGGGCTCCCAAACTGGCTTTGTTTTTGGCAGTAAATTCTTTACATAATGGACAAATAATTCCCATATTTTTTGATTCTGTATTTCCCACAGTAAGTTTTTTGAGAACAGGTAATTGTATAGTATCCAATTTATCTGTCATTTGTTTTGTAACCATTTTGATAAAGTCAATCATTTCTACTTTTTTATTTGCAAACTCGCAATATTCTTTCTTCAGGTTCTCAAAATCGTCAATAGAAATCTCATAAATTTCTTCATCCGGATCTACTACAATCAAATTTAGTTTTTCTGAAAGACTATCAACAATATTAATAGCGAGTTTTATTTTTTCAATATCGTAACATGCATTAGGAATATAGAGATGAATAAGATTGTTTATGATATCAATATGAAAATTTTCTTTATAAGCAATAGGACTATTTTGCGAAATAAAAATTCCGTGGCATCGTTGTTGTTTCAAATCCCTTTCAAATTTTTCAATTTCATCAGTATTTACAGAAGCTGAATAATCCTTGTTCTCAAAAAGTATATTTGGAAGTCGCTTATCCTTCCTAGTAAGACGAATATCACATGAACATGCTTCTGATGAACAACGAATTAAGTAATCATTTGGAAGTATTTTTTGCAACAAAGAATATAATTCGCACTCGGAAACTGCTCCCTTCACAGTAGAGTTTGATTTATATTTATTCAAAAAGGTATTTAATTCAGTAGATAAGTTTTCTTGAACTTGTTTTTGCAAGACAATCGTATCATTAATTTGTTGTATATTAGAGAATGTTCTTGATTCACTTGATTGGATGGCGTTGAACAATGATTGTTGAATATTTGAAAACATTTTATTAATATTTTTGTCAATGTTCTCAACAATTCCATTTGAATTGTCTACTCCATTCATTTTCAACAAGAGTTTTGTATCTTCTGTGATGGTAGTAAAAAAGTGTTTAATGCAATTTTCAATTGCCTCATAATTTTTATCATGACTCTTTGGTATAATATCACTCATAAGCAGTGTTGTTTTTGTTAGTAAAGCATCATTACTCTTTTCCAATATATGATTAATTTTTTCTTGTGTTGATAATTCGGAGTGTGAAAATAAAGTTTTTATATCATTAATATATTCTTTCTTTGCATCATTCAGTTGTAGTATTTTATTGGAAATATCAGAATTCAACTTATATAGTTCTCCTTTCAATTCGGATACAATAGACAATATTTGTGATGTCATTGTAGTATCCATCTTTGTGGATAAGTTAGTGGATAATTGTTTTAGTATATCAATAAAAATATGATTGATATTATCAATATCCAAGTGCGGATTTTCTTTGTAAAATGCAATAATTTTCTTATCTGTTATGGTAATAGTTTCCATTCTATTATAAATAATATATATTTGTTTTTATATATTATTTCTAAAGTAGTTTTTAATTTAGATCTAACAAAAAATCTATTTTACTTTTTTTTCTAGAGTAGTTTTTTATTTAGATCTAACAAAAAATCTATTTTACTTTTTTTTCTAGAGTAGTTTTTTATTTAGATCTAACAAAAAATCTA